CAAAGTCTAATAGGTTCAAAACCCTTCAATGAATTACACTTAATATTAAATCTACTTGGCTGCATTACATCAACTGCTCCTGCCTTAGCTAATTGAACTGTATAATGAGTAACTGTTGTATTCGCTGTTAGATAGCCATTATAAATCGCACTCCAAGCCTTTAGATTTGCAGGACCTACTCCAACAAAGCAAAGGTTTTCTCCTGCTGTATCACCATAAGTAGTCCAAGCACCATTAGTTAAAGTCCTAGCAAAACTATCAAAACCTAAGTTAGTTGAACCATCAAAAAATGTAAATCTTGCTTGAGTCCACCTGTTTGTAGCTCCTTGATCTACTGAATTAAAACCGATAGTGTGATAATCATTTTCTAATACATCTTGTTCATAAGGTGCATTAGTATATAATTCCCCTAATTTATCACCAACTGCAACTGCCTCTTGCTGTCGGAAAATATTAGTATCAAAACCAAAGTCATTTGATAATGAATCTATATTATCTGTTTCTTTTATATAGGAATTAAACATCTGTCTTTCAGTTGAAGTTTCTTTATCATTTACTTGAACAGGTGCTACACTAGCTGTCGCTGCTCCATAAGCAACGAACTTTATTTTCAGATAAACTAGGCTGTTTGTATTCCTTGAGAATTTATCAATCAAGTGAATAGGAAAAGTATCGGTTGCTGTAGCTACAGTATTGATTTTAAATGCAGCTTTTGTGAATGCTAAATTATCAGCCTTTACATATGATTCAACTATTGAACTGAAATCAAATATTCCACTTCCTACATTATTAGGTGTTGTTTTAAAAGTACCCACTAATTCAGAAGCTAAGAATGTAACAGGCACATTTGAAATATATACTTCTGCTTGATAGCTAACATTAAAATAATTAGCCACTACAGTAGCATCTGATACTGTATAAATTAAAGGAAAGCCAACAGGGACTAATTCATATAAAGGTTCTTGGTCTATTGAAATTGTTACTGCCATTTTATTTGTTATTTAATGTTTCTATTATGTCTTTTTTAACTGCTATTGCCATTATTTTACTGTTGTTAAACTATTAATTATATCTTCTTTTACACTTCCTAATAAGTCTTTACCAAAGTTCTTTAATCCGTAATTTAATGATTCTTGAAAGAAACTTATTCCGTGTATTCCTTTAATCCACAATACTTTCATTATTGCAATCTTTAAACCTTTTGTAGTCATAAATTGACCCCCTTCGCTTCTTGGTTGTAAGCCCTTTCTTTTAACAAATGAACCAATACCCTTAGACATACCTCCTTTCTTTCCTGTACCACTTCCATACTTATAAGGACTATCTTTTCTTTTACCCTCCCAAGTTGTGTAGTGCCTTCTTCCACTCCACTTTCCTTTATGGTCTCCTGACTTAATTTCTCCTCCTATACCTTTTACCCCTTTGTCTTGGAATGTTCCATAATCAGCCATAAAGAATTGTACTGAAACACCACTTTCATCTTCTACTATTTTGAAATTTATAGATTTATCCAAGTTGCCACCACCTTTTCCTCCTGCATTAAGGTTTTTCTTAGCTCTTTTAACTACTTCCTTGCCAAAAATATTTAAATAGTTTTCTATGTTCTTAGTATTCATAATTGATAAGTTATTTTAAACTTCTTCCAACCTATTTGTATTATTAATTTTCCTAATTTTATTTTAAACATTATTGAGCAATTGGTAAATCAGCCATAGGTATATCACAAGTCTGAAACTCATTATGCACAGTTACATTTAAAGTGAATACCCACCCTGTAAGTAAGTTATCAAATTTTTCTGTGAATGGCTCAAATGTATATTCTCCTTCAGTAACATAATCTTGATTATTAATATCTAAAGAACCTACTGATTGCCACTTACTATTTCGGAAGATACTTACTATGTCTACGCAAGTTTGTAATGTATCATTGAATACATCTATCTCATTAGTTAAGTCTTTAAAAGGATTGTTAGGATATGGATTCGGTTGATTTGAAATATACTGTTTTTCCCAATCTTCCTTTTCTGAAACTAAGTCGCATACAAATATTTGGAAGCTATAAGTCAATGTAGAATAGCCTGTTGCAACATTTACAGGATTTATATGCATCAAAGGGAAAATAGTTTCCTTACTTAAATCCACATCATAAATATCCCCTACAGTTGTTGTATGGATAAACTTATGCTGTTTCCCAATATTCCTTATTGTATTTATTAAGTTAAAATACGTCTTGTTATATACTGCCATTTCTTTTTACTTTATTTTGTGAGTTTAAATCTGTTTCATAACTTAGCCAAGTCAAACACTCTAACAGGCTAAGGTTTGTAATACTTTCTAATTTACTAATGTCCTCTCCACACAACCTGTGCATCACTCCAAACCAACCCCACTTACTAGCGAAGTCATTACTAGCTATTGCGTCTTCGTTTCCTTCAGCCGATCCATCAAATATAATGGCAAAATCTCGGACAACACCTTCCCTAAAGTGTAAAAAAAAACCAATGCACTTTGCACTTGTTCCGCTGACATCTGTTTCATTTCTTCAGCTCTGAGCCGAATATCTCCATCATACGAGTCAATTATATATATATCATTCTTCTTCAATTTTACAGGACGATAGAGTACACTCATCAATTCAGGGAGTTGTTTATCTATTCCGTTCTTGATGAACTGCTCAATGTCTGCATACTCTCCTAAGCTAATAGAATCTAAGTCAGGGTGAAATCCGTACTCAACTCCGTTAATCTCTATAATCCTTTTAAGCTTTGTATCTTGCTTTGCCTGTAACTCTCCTACCTTACTCATTATAACTGCAACATCTGACAAGGATAGTTCCTTAATTAACTTCTTAGGAATGTCTGATAGTGCTGCTATTGTTTCAGTAGCTTCTTCAGTCTTTGTACCTGTTTCAAAATCTATTAATTGTAACCAAGTAGACAGATTAACGTCTGACCAACTATTAATAAGATTAAAAGATTCTACTTTGTTTTGTTTTTTAATTTTAACTTTCATACACTATATAATAGAAATTTGTTGTTTTTAGTTTACTGCACATAGTACCTTCCAAAGTTACTATCTATCTCATAAAACATTCTCATAGCTAAAGCATCAGCATAATCAGGAGAACGTCCTAGAATAGCTTTAACAGTATCTTTAGGAATTATCTGTAGTTTGTTATCTTTATCTGCGTCCTTAGTTCTTACTTGTTCTAGCTCCTCAGTTATATAATTCTTAACATTTACATCTGAACAACTTACACCTATCTGCCCTTTGTTTATTTGGTCTGCTAATTTATAATAACATTGAGTCTTTAAGTTCTGATAGTTCTCTCCTTTTATCGGTCTTGCATTATTTGTAAATCCTTGACAACGTAAGTAATCTTTAACACCACCACCAACTCCGTCCTCATCTACTATAATATTCCTAAGATTTATTCCATTCTCTTGTTGTAGTTTCTTAATCTCGTCCACAACATCATTTACAGCTGATTTAAGGATAGTTCTAATATATTTAAGGTGTAAGCCTTCCCATAGCATTATGACTGTCTTATCGCTTCCAAATCGTGCTACATCACAACTGATATACTTTTCACCTGTTATTCCTTTCTGACTGAACATTCCCATTATTGAGTTATAATCTATTAAACTATCAGCTGTTGCGTCATATTCCCAATTACCAAATAGAAGTCTTTGCTTACTTAATTCATCTAATTGGGATAGCTGAGTTTCATAGTGCTTAGAGATGTAGTTGTTATCTATCACTAAAGACTGTATAAACTTTCTGTAAGGTTTTATTGTATTGTCTTGAGCAGGTCTGTAATACTCTGAGTAAACCCAATTCTTTGCAGGATTACAAGTCATAAGCATCTTAGGTATTAATCCATTCTCGTCAAGCTTATATCTAAGTCTTGATGCTACTACGTTCTTAGCCTTCTCAGTTATTTGATTAGCCTCATCAATGAAAGCTCCTGTTATTTCTAATGAACCTAATGAGTCAAAGTTTCTATCTGATGGGTATAAGAACAAGTCCTTAAGGATTATCTCAGAACCATTGTAAAATGTTATCACATTACTTGATCCGTTAAACGTGTAGTCCTTAATAGCTTTTAAGTTCCACTCGGTGCATACTTCAAAGAATGTATTTAGTGTAGTCTTTTTTAAAGCGTCTAGCTTTGACCTTCCCATCAAGTATCTAGTCTTAGGATATTGAAGGCACATAGTAATTAAGTAACTACAACCTACCCAAGACTTACCACCACCTGCTGCTCCTCCAAATAAAACCTCTTTAGTCTTATCATCAAATAGATACTTTAAGCACTCTTTTTGTTTAGGTGTAAATTGAGGATTGATTTCTAATGAGTCAGATTTACTCTCCAAGATTTATATTGATTTTGATTCTTTCATTTCCTGAAGTTAAGTCTATTTCTTGCTTCTCATTATACCCTCGCTTACGTCCTCTTGTTCTTAGGAAGAAAGTAGTAGCTGTTGTGTTACCTTCCTTTATTTGTTTCTTTAGACTCGTTTCAGCAAAGTCAATAAACTTACTATCAATATTATCTACTGCTTTCTTATATTCTTCATCACTTTGCATCCAAGCGTAATGTCTGCTTCTTGTTATCTCTGCTTTCTCACAAGCCTCTGTTACTATACCTAATGACATCTCTAGTGCTGCTAGTAGCTTCTTTTTACCCTCCTGCGTCCTCTTTTGTTCTGTTTCCATATTATATAATAGAAATTACTCGTATTCATTTGGTAGCATTAGTCTTATGCCTAATTCAGTTATAGCCCATATTCTTATTTGGTCTGCATATATCTCAAAGGCTTTGCTATCCATTCTCGCAGTAGACTTGACTACTTGGATTCCTACATTCCTATCGTTTATCTCTATGCTATTCCATTCACTAGAGAACTTGACCTTTAGCAGGTCGTGTATCTCGTCAGGGAAGTAGCCTAGTTCATTAGATAAGACTTGAACGATACAAGCCCAATAATAGTTATTCTGCATATTGCTTCTTGTGTTTCTATGTTTCTTAACGTCTACTAAATAGTCATTCCCTAATTCCTTTAAATAGTTTATCAGAGTTTGCTTATCTTTATCACACTTTATCACGAACTTCATTAGTCAAAGGATTCATTAACTCCTCTTGAGCCTACTAGCTTTTCCTTTGCTCCTTCCCATAAGTTATCCCTTCTCTTACTTAGGCTAGGCTCTGTCCTTTGAAGTGTAGGTATGCCTTCTGTTGGTTCGGAATCCATATACAAGCCACATTCACACTCAGCTTCCTTTGCAACCCAAGCACCATCTCTGTAGACTATTGTAGCCTTAGATAGTTCTTTAGTCTTTCCACATTCGCAAGTGTATAGTGTCATAATATCTTTAATTGTTTTTCTTCTTTGCTTATTCTGTCTGTTGCTATCTTGAAATAGGCTTCATCTTGTTCAATACCTATGAACTTTCTGTCAAGGTTCTTTGCAGCAACTCCTGTACTACCTGAACCCATTGTGAAATCTAAAACCGTTTCATTTTCGTTTGTGTAGGTTTTAATTAGGTACTCCATTAATTTAATAGGTTTTTGTGTTGGATGTAAACCTTTATCTCTATTAAATCTTAATAGTGTATGTTTTGTTTCGTGAGTGTAAATAGAAATCCTGTCTTCTGAATTTTCCAAACTATCGGAATTAGATTTATTATTACTATTAGCTTTTCTTTTTATTCTCCTAGTTTTATCTAATTTATTCCCTTGACTGTTGTAGTGCGGTTGTTTTGAATAAAATACACTTATTACTTCGTGCTTTCTTAGCGGTTGTTTTTTACTTCTAGCAAATCCTGTACCCTGCTCTTTTTCCCAAATCCAATCATATTTATAATTTTGAATATTACTCATTCTTAATGCACTACTAAAAGGTTCACTTCCAAATAATACAATAGCTCCATTAGGTTTTATAATTCTGTTTAGTTGTTTCCACATTAAATCAAAGTCAATAACGCTATCCCATTTACAAGCAGTTGTTCCATAAGGCGGGTCTGTTATTATAGCGTCTACACTTCCATCAGGAATAGACTTCATTACTTCTAAGCAATCGCCAAGTCGTAAGTCAATCATCTCTTTAGCTTATCAAGTTCAAACTCTAAATGATTTATAGCTTTCTGTATGCACTCAATCGGAGAGTCGTGTTTCCTATCTGCTCTTAGTAGATAAGTAACTGCCGTTC